GTGTGCAGTTCTTGTATTGAGTATAGAAATTTTAAGAAACTCAAGGAGAGTAAATAATGGGTAGAAGTGAAGTAGATGTTAAAATTGCATATATCAATAGTGCGACTGGGGCGGTAACTGCGGATGACGTAGATTCCTCTAATGGTAATTTTCTTGATATATCTGATATGAAAGATGATAGGTTGGCTATTCGTATATATGGTGGATCAGGTGATGATTGGCAGTGTACGTTTAAGGCAGGAGATTTGAGTGATAGCTCCATAGGTGATTTAGAGGTAGATATTGCATCTACTGAAATTAAGGTAATTACTTTGGAGTCTGCAAGATTTAAAGACACAGATGAATATATTTTAATTGATGCTGCTACAACTGCAACAGGTGAGATAACCGCTGCAACTCTTGAAGCTTATGTCCTTAACTAGAGATATTGTAATATGTGGTTCAGGCCCATCTTTATTTGATGTAGATTTCACCGACCGTTCAGTTGAGTATTGGACGGTCGGTTCTTTACATCATACTTTGGGGGATGATATTGATCTATATTTTTGTCTGCATGGGGATGATCCTCATGAAAAAGCGATACCTGATACAGTTAATCAACTTACTCAGGAGAGTTATCCTTTAGAAGAAATTTATGATAAATATAAATCAAAGTATTTTACTAGTTCAATAGCATACATGATTGCTTATGCCATCTATTGTAAAGTAGATTCTATAAGACTTGAAGGTATTGGTTTAGATTATGCAGACGAATACATGCATCAAAAACCCGCCGTTGCTTATTGGTTAGGTAGGGCAGAAGGCGAGGGAATTAAAGTTAGTTGGATTAAATTAACTCCTCCGTTTTTATATGGTTATGAGGGGAAAGAAGTGGGAAAGTTTTTAGCAATAATGAATGCAAAATATATAATGGCTAAACGTGAATTAGCGGCTACTAAAATTGATCAAGAGAAAGATCAATGGATTGGTTTTATGTATGCTTTGGATACTTTAGCTAAGGAGCTAAAAGGATAATGACTGAACAAGGACTTTTAAATAAACTGTTAGCTATATTTGAAAGCATGACTGGGTTTGTTGCTCAAATTTCTTCAGATCATACTTATGTGCATAAAGGGTTAGCATAAACAGCAATTATTAATACAGGAAGTATTTCTGCTCCATATGATATTTGTTTTACTACACCAGCGGCTACCGTTGGTTATTTGCATTGGAGACCAACAGCAATAACTTCATCCGCAAATTATGTTGGAATGGTTATGACTGAAGCTGAAACTTTTTCAGCAGGGTCAGCAGTTACTCCTGTAAATCGAAATAGAGCTTATGCTCTTGCTAGTCCAGTAGAGTCTCTTAGCGGTGTCATTGATATGGTTAAAGGAGCTACATGCACGCCAGCAGGATTAGAAATTATTAACACTGGGTTTGGATCTGAAGGAAATCCAAGAGCCAGATCTGGTGGGGGTGATGGGGCAGATCAAGAAATTATATTAGCTGCCGAAACAGCATACTGTATAACATTAGATCCAGCAGGAGCGACAACAGTTACATTAGAATTATTTTGGTATGAAGAGGATGACGGTTTACCAACCTAAAGGATAAATAAATGGCGATAGAATTTGTAGTTTCAGATGGTACTGGATTAGCAGATGCAACATCTTATATATCTGTTGTTGATATGAAACAGTACTGGGAAAATCTTGGGTATGCTTTAGGAACTCTCACTGATGATGAGATTGAAGTTCTTTTAAATAAATCCACAAGAGTACTTGATAATTATTATATTCGTAGATGGCCGGGATATAGAAATTCCGAAACACAAAGACTGGAATGGCCTAGACAATCAGCATACTATATTGATGGTGAGTTAATTGATGAAGATGAAATTCCTATTGAGGTAAAAGATGCTTTATGTGAACTTGCTTATATTAGTAATAGTGGGACTGATTTACAACCAACAGTAGATCCAAATGGAGTAGCTATTGTGACTGATGATAGGGTTAGTTCCTTAAAGACCTATAGAGAGTATTATAAAGGATCTATTAGAGCCGATGGACGTTCAAGATTGACATCAGTGAATGATGCACTTGCTCGTTTGTTTTCTATTACTGGAATGAGTATACAGAGGGTTTAATGGCTATATTTGATTATGCTGGATTAACCCAGTCAGCCAATGACCTTCTACTTTTATTTGGGACAACTTTTACTTTAAATAGAACTGCTTCCACTACTACATGGACTGAGAAATATAATGCAGTAACAGGTAGAGTTTATTGGGAAGATACAGAAGCAAATATAGTATACGTAGCCCCACAGATACAGTGGTTTCTGATGAGGGTATTTGTGTTATTGAAACATATGAAAATGAAGATATAGATGGGACTCTTATAAAACGAAGTGATAAAAAACTCATAGCTAAAAATACTATTGAACCCGCTTCTGGGGATGTATTTACTGTTGCTGGAAGATCTTACCAATATGTGAATCATGTAAATATTGCTCCTGATGGGAATATAATTATATATGAGATTCAGGTGCGGATTTAATGGCTGGTTTAAATGATAAGTTTGTTTTAGAAATAAAGAAAGATGTTGCAAAGACAATTGAGGAGATCTTTCTGTATAAAAAAAGAGTAGCAATTGATTTATTTAGTAGAGTAATAAATGATTCCCCTGCTGAGACTGGGAGGTTTCGTGCCAATTGGTATGTAACTCAAACTCAACCAAGTAATAGATACAATCCAAATGGCAGAGATAATGTAGCGGGAACAGGGCCGGGAATTAATAAAGATGCAAATGGTGTTGCTAAAGACAGAATGGTTAATAGAGTTGAAGCAATGAAGAAACCTTCTGGTCATATTTATTTAGCAAATAATTCCCCTTATGGGGATGTTTTGGAATATGGATTATATCCTAAAGGAAACGATGATGGAAAGACAACTGTAAAAGGTTTTTCAAAGAAAGCTCCTGAAGGTATGGTTGATAAGAATGTTATAATAGTTAAGGCAGGATTAAAATGAATGAATTAAATATTGAATCGGCCTTGAATTATAGGTTAGCAGAATACATAGTTGCCTACCCGATTGCTGTTGATTACGGTAATATAGGTTACAGTCCTGTAGAGGGGACTAACTATTTAAAGATTGATTTTCTTCCAGCAATTACTGGGCAAGCAGAAATAGGAACTGCATCACAAAATAGGACGGTTGGTATTTATCAGATAACAACAAATACTAAATCTGGAAATGGTAAATATGATACAATAACCATAGTTAATCAGTTAAAGGAATATTTCAAAAGAGGTACTTTAATAACCAATCCTGCGGATGGGACTGATGTTAGAATACAGAGATTTTATTTAGGGCCTTATCTGGAAGATCCAGTCTGGTTTCAACAGGTGGTTCGGATTGAGTTCCGTTCTGATTTAGATAATTAAGGAGAAATAGATATGGCAGAGGGATCAGCGAGAAGACTCGCCATCGGCTTACAGACTACAGCAAGTGTAAGACAGACGGCATTAAAGACATTAAGAAATACAGGTGGTTCTGGTATTTCAAATGAGAGAACAAGTATTACATCTGAAGAGTTTAGAAGTGATAGAGCAATTGTAGAATCACGATTGGGAACTAATGCACCAACGATAAGTGTCCCAATTGAGTTTTCTTATAATTCATTTGAAGATATTATGGCTGCCGCTATTGGGCATGGCGATACATGGACAGATGTAACATATACAGCTAATTCAACTTTAGATATTGATGTTGATGCAGCTACAAAAATATTTACATTAGCTACTTCTACATGGTTAGCAAAAGGCGTTAGAGTTGGTGACAATATTACTTTTGCTGGATTTTCTGAAGCAGAGAATAATATTGCAATTGTTGTTACTAATTTAGATGGGGATGCTCTTACTGCGGGTGATGCTGAAGGATTAACTACTGATACAGCGGGTACTGGTTTTACACAAACAACTCCTATATCCAATATCACATGTAGTACCACAGATTTATCGTTTACTATTGAAGAAGGGTTTACTGATATTGAAAAATATCATTATACAACCGGAGCTTATGTTAATACATGGGCAATGAGTATTCAACCAGATTCTATTGTTACAGGTAGTTTTGATTTTCAAGGGTTAACTTATGTTGGGTTCAGTGATACAGCTCCTTCAAGTTCTGTTGCTGCTGCTAATACTAATAACATTTTTGATTCTTATACTGGTGTAGCTTATGTTGAA